GGTGTTTTGAGCGAGCAAACTCAATGAACATAGTGGAGAAACATGGAGGTATTAATCCACCTTGAGCAAGAACCTATCACAATCGTCCCTACCTAAACAACCCATTATAGGCATATATGCCCATTTTATGTTGCATCTGTTTACTTATGCGCATAATATTCACATATCAGAGGTTTTATATGAGGATATTATGACCAGAGAAACAAAAGGCTTTTTGATTGAGTTGTTCTTATTTGCAGGCATTCTCTGCCCGATTGCCATCTCTATGGTTGGTGGAAAGGACAGCTATTTCTGGCAAGTTTTCGCTTGGCTGATCAGTTAATGCTGCAAACCCTTAGAATAGTGAGACACCCTGCATTTGGTTGGGAGACCGTTGCAGAGTGCGAACAATGTGCATCTTATGGCGATCTTGATGGTTGCCATGAGTGCGACTGGAAAGGATGGCGACAATTAACTGAAGAAGAAGAAATGGAGGTTTTAGATTAATGTTAGACGATCACGACAGAGACATCATTTATAAATTAATTGAACAGGCAAAACCAACACCCATTAAATTGATGGGTGAAGATGTTATGAACATAGCAGACATGGCTATTTATTCTGAATTGAATATTTTAGAACAAAAACTCAAATCTACTGATAGCCGTTACGAACCTGTTAGCCGTGAAGAATACAAAAACAGAGGCGGTAAATAAGTGGCTAACGATCATTCAAATGATTAAAAGCATACTCAAGATCATCTAATGCCATCCTGAGTATCTCTGGCGCAGCTTTCGGGTTGCGCCCTTTTTGTCTAGCCCACTCTGCGGCTGACATATCATGCAATACTACATCCTCAACACAACCAAAACTCTCCCTGCCCATTCGTCTGGCTACCTTGATAAAATCAGCAAAACTGTCAGAGGCATATTCTGTCATTTCGTTATTGCTGCTTGGTGGAGTCCACTCCATCTTGCCTGTCATCCTCTGCGCTCTACCCGCCGCCCTCCATAGGGCGAGCAACCGTGTGGCGGCTGCATATTGATGATTATCGATATGTTTATGTTTTAAATAATAATCTATCATTAGCTGGTCAGTGACACGCATCCTGCGTTTACCAGCCTGTCTTGTTTCTACCGTCTCAACACTGTGATGGTTTAGAAACTCCTTAGTCGGTTTATAACCTTGTTCTTCCTTTGCACTCATAGCCAGCCTTTTTGCTTGGCAAGTGCGATTATGTCCGGTCTGTTTTTCTCATAATATTCCGGCATTGCATGATATTTCTGATTAAACTCTTCCTCATCTCTTGGCATCCACCGTTGCGAAATACCGAAGTTCTCATGCTTGGCCTCTTCCTTCACCAACTCATCATCATAGCGTCCAGCATTTAACCAGCTTGCTGGCATTGGAATGAAGCGTTGCTCTGTCCCTTTTGACTTACAATCAGCCGCAAACGCAGTCATCGATGCTGTAATCTTTTCCGCACTGCTCTCCTTGCAAGCTGCTTTGAAAGCCCTCATCGCACCCTTCTTTCCAACCTTTCTCGGCACCTCTTTCCAAAACAAATCGAAATCATTTTTGAACGATATATATTGTTCATTATTGTTATCTATTGTTTGGATGACACTAGATGTCCTCCCCGATAGGACACTAGGTGTCTGGTCAGGGTAGACACCGGTGTCGGGGCGACAGGATGTCATATTGGGCAAAAAGTACCGATTTGTCTGATTTGGATGCCTGATGGTTTCGATAACTCCAAGCTCCTCTAACATGGATATTTTGCGGGAAACTGTGCGCTGAGTGCAATCAGCCATGTCAGCTAATCTTTCCATCGAAGGCCATGCATAACCTCTGTCCTCATTATATTTGTCTGCTATTCCCAACAACACCAGCTTGGCAGTCGGGTCGTCTAGCTTCTGCTTAAAAGCCCACGTCACTGCTTCTATGCTCATTCAAGTCCTCCATTAAATTCAGCCTGCTCTTCGGCACGAAATAGGCTTGTCCGTGTCCGCCGTAATTCTGAAGAAACTCTGCTCGTTTTGCCTCTTCAGTCTTAATCCAACCCTGCACTTTGAAGTTTGGTGATTTGCCTGTTACCAAGATCATCACCCTTCCGTCAGGATCGGAATCTCTTACAATCAAGTCATATTCATGCTTGCTGCGTGTTCTGACTTCCCAGCCGGTTCCATCGATGTCACCGCCGTTTTTAAATGTGCCGACACTGCCGCCCCAATAAACGTTCATTACCTTTGCGGCAGCTACCTCTCCGGCTGCACCCTCAATATGTGCCTGCCACTCACCGCCTTCGATTTGCGGTCTACTCTCCTTCCGGCCTTTCGTCATCGCAGAGATATTTCTCAATCTGCCTGCGTCGGAGGCCATCGCCATTTCATAACCAGTGAGAGTCACGTTGTTCACTTTCTAAAAACCATGTTCTGAATAACCGTTAAGGCACTCCTGATAATCTTCAGAGCCTTTGCAATAAGTGCAGATGCGCTCTCCAGCGTGTTGACTAAAAAAACCTTCACTGCAACGCAGACATTTTCGCTCTTTACTTCTTTCATCGTAGACCCAATCTTCGTGTGCCTTTTGACCTCTAGTCATCTTCAGGCGTTGTGCTTACCAGCTACTAAATCAAAAAAGTCACCAACATCTAAAACAACCAACGCCCTGTTGTTATCAGACTTAATCACCAGCCCATCATTTTCGCCGATCCACTCGTAAATCTGCTTAAAGCCATTGGCGCGGCACTTGATCTCTAAAACCCATTGATCACCAGTACCCTGAACAATCACATCGCCCTTTATGCTAGCACCGCCAGAAAGCGGGACACGGTAGGCATGAAGCCCATGATCCAGAGCCATTTTGCGGATATTGTTTTCGGTTCGATAACCTTTATCTCGCTGCGACTTGCCCATTTACTGCTTCTGCTCCAGCCAATCCTCAACCGTCACCTCGCCGTTCGTCATGCGATGAATTTCCATGATCCTGCGGCTGGATGGATTGCATTTGTTATAAATCCACTTGTGAACAGTGGCCTGACAAACATCTAACGCGGTTGCAAATTCAGATTGATTCATACCGGTTTGCACTAGATATTGATTTAGTTTCATTGATAAACACCAGACCTTGTTTATTACATATGCGCATAATACGCGCTTATTTGCGTTTACGTCAACATAATTTAATTTCTTTGAATTATTTTTCTTAGTTGCGAGTCGTTTGCACTTGATTATGGGCATAAATCCAAATATTTAGATAGATGCAATTATGCCCATAAGTAAAAAGGAGGCGTGCATGTTTATGTTAAGAAAATATCCCTTCCCCATTTATGGGACTTCGGCGCACCCAACGCAGTGGTGCGATCAACCAACTGGCCCAACCCCGAATGGAGTTGACGCAAGAAAAATTATCACACGTTTTTTACAGTTAATTTTATGGGGAACCAGTTATGGAGTATCCAAACAATCTGCGCCTTTTACGGGACAGAAAAGGTTTAACGCAATCGCAAGTCGCAACAAAAGTTGGCTTAAATCAAGCCGAATATTCAAGAATCGAAAAAGGAAAGAGGCGAATTGGCACTCACCTCAAAAAGCTCACTGCGTTTTTCAAATGCAGTGACGATGATATTCTTGCCGAAAATCAACCCAAAGAAGTCAGTCCTGATCTGCCGGTATATGCTTTGCCGGAAGGCGATGGTGTAAGGTTCGATCTTGCGATGAGCAGTCGAACACATAGACCTTTTGCGGATTGTGAAAGCCCTGACAGCTTTGCGATGTTTGCGCAAGGCGACTCAATGGAGCCACGTCTGAAGCATGGTGATCTAGTTTATTGCAATCCAGACTTGGAATTGCAAATGCACGATCTCTGTGCCGTCGTGGTTAAGCAGGGCAATCGCACAGTCGCTCTTTTAAGAGAGTATATCGGAGACAATACTTTCCTCAGATCAAAAGATGATGAAGAGGAAGTGTATGAAAAAGAATTGGTACAATGCGCTCCGGCTGTGCTTATCAGATTAGCACGATAAGAGCATAAATGCGTATATATGCTTGACGGCAACTATGCACTAAAGTAAAAGGGTAGCTATGAGCTATCCTTTTTTTTCGCAGTTTAACCTGACCCCTGACGCACTTGATCAGCGCACCACAACTGTTGGTGGCTCTGAAATAAATGTGATCGCAGAGGCCGACGCTGCGCAAATTAATCAGCTATATGAAAAGAAAATAAACGGAACCCATGACGATCTGTCGATGGTCTGGCCTGTCTTGATGGGTCACATCACAGAGGAGTTAAACCTTGAATGGTGCCAATATAAGCAAGGCATCGCCATTGTTGACCGACAGAGGGTTTTGACCGGCGTAAAGCATAAGTTTATGCGCTGCACGTTAGATGGCGCGGTGCGCGAATATAAGGCCAGTAATGCGGTCATCGATGCCAAATATACAATGGGCAGACCATTTAAGGGCGAGACATGGGATGAGGTTGTGCCGCGTCTGATTAAAAAGTACACGCCGCAACTTCACTGGAACGGTTACCTCTTGGCTGAGACGCTTGGCGAGCCGGTCGGTTATGGTCTTCTGACAATCCTCAAAGCTGGCAACGAGCCGACCTTTCACGAGGTCGAGCTAGATCAATCCTACACTGAGCATTTAATCGGCCTAGCTTCCTATTTCATGGGCTGTGTCGAAATGCAGATACCACCAAGCCCAACAGAGGTCAAAGCACCGCCAGTGCCGCTTGAAGAGCGCATTTCTGTAGACATGACCGGCGATGAGGATTGGAAGCGTTGGGCTTCATCCTACATCCAAACGCTAGGCGCGGTGGAGTCTTTCAAAGAGGCTGAGAAGCAAATTAAAGCAATGGTTCCGGCAAACGCCAGTGAAGCCTTCGGAGAGGGGCTTTTCGTTAAAGTTGCCAAAAATAACAGCAAACGCATAGAGGTGAAAAAATGAGTGAGGATATTAAGGAGATAGCGGCTGCGCTGTCAAAGTTTCAAGGTGTCATGCCAATTCTGAGGAAGACCGGCACGAATTTCACTAAAGGGAAAGCGGCGACTATTGGCGACATTGTTTCCGTTGCAAAGCAAGGCTCAAAGTTTGGGCTGAGTTATTATCAGCGAGTGGACTTTATAGGTGATGAGGCAGACTACGTTGAAAGCATAATGATGCATACGTCAGGGCAAACGCTTTCGTCCGGCAAATATAAGGTCTTGGCGATCAAACCGAATGACCCTTCCAGTTTTGGTGGGGCTATCACCTTCGCCAAGAAAAACTCCCTGATGGCATTGTTTGGGATCGCTGACCATGACGGTGAGGATCACGACTGGAACCTTGATGAACAGGGCAATCTGAAGCCAGAGCATCAGGCTGACCCCGCGCCAGCCCCTAAACCGGTTACGCCACCAAAAACCAAAAAGCCAGAGTCTGGACTAACGCTAGAGCAGAGAGTTTTAGCCGTTAGAAACGCGGCAGAACTGACCGCGCTCTGGGAAATATTTCAACCATCTGAGGAAAAGGAAAAACAGCTTTTTCGGCAGAGAGCAGACGAAATCAGAAACGAAGCAAAAGGAGATTAAGAATGAATACATTTATGTGTGTCGGTCGGATAGGCCGCGATGCGGAAACAAGAAAGACTAAAAATGGCGATGAAGTCACCAGTTTTTCATTAGCCACAAATGTTGGCTATGGAGAGAACAAAACAGTGATCTGGGTCGACTGTTCCATTTGGGGCAATCGTGGCGTGACCTTGCAGCCAAACCTTAAAAAAGGTTCTGAGATTACCGTTTCGGGTGAATTGTCGGAGCGCGAGTACACCAACAAAGAGGGCGTTGTTATCAAATCTCTTTCTTTGCGAGTCAATCAGAATACATATCCAGCCGCAAAGCAATCTGAACAATCCACTGCACCAACCGCTGAACCGGACACTACATCAGCCTCTCAGTTCCCTGATTTCTCATGAAGCGGTCTAAGATATTACAAACAGCCATCGCAGCGACTGAAGTCAGAGAGGTGCAGTTTGGCTCGCCTAAAAACAATCTAGGCGTGGTGGCTGACTTCTGGACGCAATATCTGAGGCAAATTCCTGACGGAAAAATAACTGCTCAAGATGTTTCGATGATGATGGTGCTGTTTAAGGTTGCAAGGCTGATCAGTGGCAAGTCAGGCAATGTTGCCCTAGACGAAAAAGTGAAAAAGAAAAACATCAAATCTCAGGACGACACCCTAAGAGACATTGCTGGTTATGCAGCAATCGCTTCAGAGCTTCACCATTAGAAAGAAAGGGAAAAGCGCAAGGCTCTATTCATATGTCGCAAGACGAACTGAGCCTTGCTCTTACTGCAACAAGCAGATCGATCTAGACAGCTTCGGCTGGCTGGTCAATGGAGCAAAACAGACCTTGTGTTCGCACAAATGTTTTAAGGAGCAAATCAATGAACACAAATCCAACCCGACATTTTTTGAAGATAG